GAAAGCATCAGGAATATTATCAGCTTTATCTAATTGGGGAAGCAATCATAAGTTATCAGGTTTATGTTATTTAGCTTTAAGATTTAAGTGGAATCAAGACGCATTTACAGGAATACCAAAAGTACAAGCAAAAATAAAAGGTAAAAAAGTTGTTACATTAGCATCTAATCTATCAGAGCAGACAGCATCTTTTTCAACAAATCCAGCTTTTTGTTTATTAGATTATTTAAGAAACGAAAGATATGGAAAAGGTTTAGCTACATCAGATATTGATTTACAGAGTTTTTATGATGCTTCTGTTGTTTGTGCAACACAAGTTACACCATATTCAGGAGCAAGTGATATAAATATTTTTGATACAAATGCTGTGTTAGATACATCAAAAAAAATTATTGAAAATGTTAGAGAATTAGTAAAAGGTTGTAGAGGATTTGTTCCTTATACATCAGGAAAATATAAATTAATTATAGAAACAACAGGTAGTGCATCTATAACTTTAAATGAAGATGATATTATAGGTGGCTACAGTTTAACTTCTCAATCTAAAAATGACAGATACAACAGGGTAATAGTATCGTTTATAAATCCTGAACGTAACTTTCAAGTTGATGAAGTGCAGTACCCAGCTATAGACGATAGTGGATACGCAACAGCAGATAAACACGCAACTATGAAAACTGCTGATGGTGGAATATTATTAGAGGGTAGATTTGATTTTAAAACTATAACTTCTCCTTATCAGGCAGAAGAAATGGCAGAAATTATATTAAGAAGATCAAGAGAGTCTTTAGGATTATTAGTAAATGTTTCATTTGATGCTTATGATTTAGCTGTTGGGGATATAGTTGCAATCACACATAGTAGCTTGGGCTTCTCGTCTAAAAATTTTAGAGTTCGTGAAGTTACATTTAATGAAGATTATACAATAGGATTAGGATTAATAGAACATCAAGATAGTCACTATACATGGGCTTCAAAATCACAAGTTAGTTCAACACCATCAACAAATTTACCCAATCCATTTACTATTCAACCACCAGCAAGTGTTACATTATCAGATACTTTAATTGAATATAACGATGGAACTGTAATTGTAGCTTTAGATGTATCTATAGGTGCTTCTGTTGATAGCTTTGTTGATTATTACCAAGTAGAATACAAACTAAGTACAGATTCTAATTTTATTATTTATGCACAAGGTAAAGGATTAAATCATAGAGTTTTAAATGTTATTGACCAACAAACTTATGACGTAAGGGTAAAAGCCGTCAATACATTAGGAGTATCATCTACTTATGTTTCTGCTTCAAGAAAAATTGTTGGTGCTATTGACCCACCATCAGATGTTGAAGATTTATCATGTAATATTACAGGAAACGATGCTCATTTAAGTTGGACACAAATTTCTGATTTAGATTTAGCCTTTTATCAAATAAGATTTTCTAGTAAAACTGATGGTTCAGGAGATTGGTTAAACTCTGTAAATTTAGTAACTAAAGTATCAAGACCAGCAACATCAATTACTGTTCCAGCAAGGGCTGGTACATATCTAATAAAAGCTGTAGATAAACTTGGTAACTTTAGTTCCAATGCTACTGCTATTGTTTCAAATGTTACAAGTGTTGATAATTTTAATAATATAACAACTGTAAATGAACATCCATCATTTGCTGGAACTAAAACTAATGTTGTAATATCAGATGATTCAATCATATTAGATTCAAGCGAATTATTTGATTCTGCTTCAGGATTATTTGATGCAAACACAACAAGATTTTTTGATTCAGGAGTTGCAAACGCAGACTTTTTAGCATCAGGTAATTATGCTTTTGAAAATGTAATTGATATAGGTGCAAAACATACTGTAAGAGTCACAGCTTCATTAACACAATCTGCTAGAAATCCTGACGATCTTTTTGATAATAGAAGTGGTAATTTTGATTCCAGCCCATCAAATTTTGACGGAGATGCACCAGCTAATTGTGATGCCCATTTAGAAATTGCTACAAGTGATGATAATTCAACTTTTACATCTTTTCAAAATTTTGTAATTGGTAATTATACAGCTAGATATTTAAAATTTAGGGTTGTTTTAACTTCTTCTGATTTAGCTTCAACACCTGTAATTTCAGCAGTGACAGTTACAGTTGATATGATAGACAGAATTTTTAGTGGTAATGATATATCTTCAGGTGTAGGCACTAAAACAGTTTCATTTACCAATCCTTTTAAAACTACATCTTATGCAGTTGGAATTACAATGGAAGATGCAAACACAGGAGATTTCTTTACAGTTTCAAATAAAACTGTTAATAGTTTTGACGTTTTATTTAAAAATTCAAGTGGCTCTAATATTTCAAGAACTTTTGATTTTATTGCAAAGGGCTTTTAAAAGGAGTATAAATAAATATGGCACAACATGATATGAATATTGCAAACGATTCGTTTCCAGCAGTAAGAACGGATTTAAACAATGCTTTTTCAGCCCTTAATTCTATGCACTCAGGTACATCAAGACCTAGTGGTGCAACAACAGGAACTATGTGGCTTGATACGACTAACTCAGGCTCAAATAGTTTAACAATAAAATTTTTTGATGGCTCGGATGATATAACATTTGCTACAGTTAATACCTCTGCAAATACAGTTGATTTCACAGATTCTTCAGTAACATTTGATATAGTAAATGACACTTCTCCACAATTAGGTGGAGATTTAGATACAAATTCTGCAAATATAAAAATTGATGATGCACATGGAATATTAGATGACGATGGAAACGAGCAGATTCTTTTTCAAAAAACAGGTTCAGCAGTAAATTTTTTAGAAATTACTAATCAAGCAACAGGAAGTAATCCTAGTTTATCTGCTAATGGAAGTGATACAAATGTAGGTTTAGAGATTTCAACAAAGGGAACAGGTGCAATAAAATTTAACGATTTAGCTTATATTCCACAACAAGCATTAACATCTTCATCAAATGCTGTTGCATGGGATACACAAGCAAAAGCAAACGCATTTCATTTAACAACAGAAAACACTACTTTTTCTGCACCAACAAACTCAGTAGAGGGTTCATTTATTTGTTTAGAAATAAATTACAATGGCTCTCACACAATAGCATTTAATACTGTTTTTGAATTTGCTGGAAGCACAGCACCAACATTTACTTCTACAGATGGTAAAACAGATATATTAGTTTTTAGATACAATGGTGCTGTATGGCAAGAAGTAGGTAGAACATTAAATTTAAGTGAAAGTTAAAATATGTACGCAATAGTAGAAGATAACAATATCATTCAATTTATAAATAATCCCAAATCAGTTGTGATAGGAGATGTAAGATACCCAGCAAAAATATTTCAACTTTGGACTACTGCCGAAAAAGAAGCAATAGGAATTTATGAAATAATATCAGATAAAACAAACTACAAAAATCCAGCATATTATAATAATACAAACTCAACTTACACATTTGCAAATGATAAGGTTACTGAATCATGGGGAACTGCAACACCAAAAAGATTAGAAGATGAAAACGCAGTAGATGAAGATGGTAATGATATTTTAGATAATGATGGCAACCAAATAATTAATTATGGTTTAAAAAATGAAAAGAAAAAAATTATAAAACAACAAGCATCAGGATTACTTACACCAACTGATTGGTATGTAGTAAAAGCTTCAGAGGTTGCAGATTATAATGTTCCTGAAAATATTACAAATTATAGATCAGAAGTAAGAGCAAAATCAAATGAAATGGAAAATCAAATAGATTCTTGTACTACTGTTGAGGAATTAGAAACTTTATACACATATACAGAAAAAGAAGATGGAACAATAACAAGACCTTTAGCAGAATTTCCTGAAGAGGTTGTCTAATGCCTTTAATACTTGGAACTAATTCAATCAAAGATACAGGTTATGATGTTGATAATAGTATGAGACTAGATAGTGCTAGTTCTTCAAGATTATCAAAAACCTTTAGTGGAGCATCAAACAGTAGAACAACATTTACAATTTCAGCATGGTTTAAAAGAAGTAAATTAGGTGCAACACAAGATTTAATTTCTGCTTATAGATCATCAGATGGTTTTCAAACAGATATAATGCGATTTGGTAGTACAGATGATTTTGAGTTTTATGCTCACTCTACTAATAGTTCAGGTGCTTGTGATTTACAAACAAATAGATTATTTCGTGATGTTGGAGCATGGTATCATGTGGTTGTAAGAGTTGATACTACACAAGGCACAGCATCAAACAGAGTTAGAATTTATGTAAATGGAACTCAAGAAACCTCTTTTTCATCTTCAAGTTATATGAATCAAAATGGAGAAGTAGTTTGGGGTATAGGTTCAGGAGTTGAACATACAATAGGTGCAGTTAGCACTTCAAATTATTTTGGTGGTTATGTAGCAGAAGTAGTTTATTTAGATGGTCAGTCTTTAGACGCAGATTCATTTGGAGAATTTGATAGTGATAGCCCTACAATTTGGAAACCAAAAGATGTATCAGGATTAACTTTTGCAAATAATTCTTTTTACTTAGATTTTGGAAATTCAAGCGAGTTAGGTACAGATGTTTCAGGTCGTTCAAATTCTTTTACTGAAAATAATATAGATGCACAAGATCAATCTACCGACACTTGCACTAATAATTTTGCAACATTAAATCCTCGACATCATGGGACTGCCGACCCATCAAGTAATGGTAGTTTTAAAAAAGGAAATCTTGGATATTCAAGCACACAAAGTGGATCTCCTTATCCTTACTCATTATCTACTATAGCTGTATCTCAAGGAAAATGGTATGCAGAATTTAAAATTACTCAAGTAGCTAATTCTTCAATGGTTGGTATTAATGATGGACAAATGGGTTATTCATATTTAGGAAATACAGGAAATTC